GTACGGTATAGGCAGTACGACTATAAGAAGGTTCGATGATACGTCAAACGCAGCGAGGAAGACAAGACGAGGGATGACTTACGATCAGATATTCTCACAGACTATAAACGATAGTAAAGAAAAAACAGTTTTTGACATACAAGATTTTAAAAAATCACAAACAGGGAGCGCAAAAATTAACAGCCGGGAGTTTACTTATAAAATGTCTATGTCAGGATCTAGGGATGGTATAGCTGAAAGCGGTTTAAAAAATATAATAAACCAAAACCCATGGGCAACATCCGATGGTCAATCAGTAAATGATATGATAAAATTTGGTTTTGAGTGTATAAATAACGACGATCCTTCGAATAGTTTATTTTTACAATTCAGAGCGTATCTCACTAATGGTATAACAGACAGTAATCAAGCCTCACTAAACTCATTTAAGTACATGGGAAGAGGTGAAGATTTCTTTGTTTATCAAGGATTCACAAGAACTATGGCTTTTTCTTTTAGGATAGCAGTAGAAAATTCTCAAGATTTAGAATCTTTATACAATAAACTAAATGCATTAGTTTCTCAAGTGTATCCTGATTATTCTAAGGGCGGTGTTATGAGAACTTCACTAACAAGGATAACTATAGGCGATTACATTTACAGAATGCCAGGTTTGCTAGAGAGCATTAACGTAACAGTAAATCAAGATTCTCCTTGGGAGATAGAAAATGGCAATCAAATGCCACACTATGTTGATGTTGCCGTGACTTTTAGACCAATACACGAAGAAGTGCCTGTTAGAGTGAAAAACGATAATGATAGAAGATTGCTATTATATAATAATTATTATTCACCTGTATTAAATATAAACGCAAGCCAACCGCAAATTCCAAATAATATCATAAACACAGGTCAACAGCAAATTCCAAATAATCTTGCATAATTAATTTAACAAGCATTCATGCCAAACAGATACGAAAGCATACCGTTAACTAGAGATACAGACCAAAAGAATCAGATGTATCAAACAAACGTGTACCCTGATATACCTGTTACAGAAACCGACAATTACGTCATAACCACGCTTGGAGACAGGTTAGATCTATTGGCGCTTGACTTTTACAACGATATGACGTATTGGTGGATAATAGCAGCAGCTAACGATCTTCCAGGCGATTCTTTGTATCCACCGGTTGGCATTCAGCTTAGGATACCAGAAAACCCAATACTGGTAAACAACCTATACAAGAGAGAAAACGCAAACAGGTAAAAATGAGTTATACACCAATAGACAATATACTCGGGCAACCAATCCCGGATTACGCTCTAAACCAATTAAAAGTACGTACCAAAAAGACGTTGGGCGTAAGGGACGACCAGGCTCTCGTATACACAGCGAATAAAAGCGCATGGGTACGGGTAGTATCTTCGGTAGACATAACTGGATCGATATCAGGAGTAGAACGAGATAGGGTGGTTACCGGACAGGAATTGGCGCAGGAGAACGTGTTGTTCGGTGGAGTATCAGCGTACAAGAAAGATGGAAAGATGGTCAGTTACGAACTAAAGCCCTATTACTCAGACGACCCAGCTAAACAGAGAAAAGATCAGTTCGACAGCGAGTACGGTTTCAGACCCATGCCTGGAATAACAAGCGCCAAGATCAGCACACAAGGCCGATTGGGATCGATACTGATAGCTGAGATAGACTTCAGGGTGAACACGAAACAGCAATTGGACATGGTAGACATACTCTATTTCAAGATAGGTTATCACATGTTGGTGGAGTGGGGAAACACCTTTTACTACAAGCACAAGAACAACCCGAACAACGATCTGGACGTAGAACCAACGCTGTATAAGTCCGAAGACAGCTCTATAGACCCATTTTTAAGTTCGTTAGACAAGGAGACAATAAGAGTACAGATAGCGAAAAACGTAAAAGAGACACAAGGAAACTATTGCGCGATGTTGGGTATAGTGACAAACTACAGCTTCAGCATGAACGTAGACGGTGGTTACGACTGCAAGATAAAGGTAATGGGTCCCGGTATGCTAGCTGAGTCGATGAGGGTGAACGGTATATCGACTTTACCTAAACTTATATTTGAACAAGCCATAGAGAATTTAGCTAACACGCTTAATAACATAAACAGAACGAACGCTGAGATAGAGAGGAATAGAGCTATAAAAGAAGCCAAATCAGACGTAAATAATCTTGACAATTATCCGCCTTGCGTGAGAAATTTGGTGGGTAGTTTGTTAGAGAAGGGAACGTCACCAAACGGACAAGTTAGCGTTTATGGAAAGAAAGAATCAAAATTAGCGGGTTACAGTTTTTATATAAACAATAGATACAATTACAACAATAAAACTAAGGATTATTATTGTGATCAGAACACGAATAGGATAATTGATAAGGATACTGGAAAACCTCTGCCCGGTCAACAAATGACAGAGCGTGAATTCATAGAAGGTATAAAAAATAAAACACTAGCGCCTTCAAGATACAAGCTAGATAGCGTATACGAGTCTGGAACTGGAACTCTTGTAGTTGGATATACGATATACGATACTCAAGATAAAATAAGATATTATTACGATATTGGTAAACAAAAGCTATTAGTAATAGATAATACAAATGACTCTACAACTGGAGATTACAAGGGTAATAAAGCTAAATTAAGCGTAGATAACAATTCTATATTCATATTTTCTCCTAACAATTTGTTAACTGTATTGAATGAAAAGAACGGAGGTAAACAGTACGGTAACTTCAAATTAACGTCTTATGATCACTCAGATTCAATAAGTGGAATTCTTTCTTTTTTAGGCATCGGTGGAAAAGACACCACCTTATACAAAGGCAGCTATACAATACCTATAAAAAATGTAGAAAGGTTTTTCAACGTAAGGTATCCAAACTCTTTCGGAAGCGTTAGGGATATAGAAAACACAATAAAAATAAAGTCAGAAGAAGAGAATAGACAAGCCATAGAAAGCGCTATATACGATTATATTAATAATAAAAACAATGAGTATAATATAGAGCTATTTACATTAGGGGCAAGATCTGGAAATATAACGCAATTGCTGAATTTAACTCTTTCCGCAACAGTTACAGCAAATATATGGATAAATAAAAAAATATCAGACGTAGAAGCGGATAGGACTGTGATTGAATCAAAAGAAGCCGTGAGCATTAAGTTTTTTATAGAAACAGACGACTTATCCTTAATATCAGAGTACAGAATAGACAATAAAAGTCTTGGTTTTATAGATTCAGTATCACTACAAGCACAACAAGCTGCAACTGAACAAGCGCCAGAACAACCTTTAGAGTATGAGCAAATAAACGCAAGTGAGCTCGTAAAGTCTGAGGCTTCAATGTACAAATCTCAATTAGAGGCTATATTAAGAATAATACAGGTAACGACAATTTCAGAAACAATAAACAACGATGGAACACTAGACAGGGTTAAAAAGATAGAGTGGACAGACGATAAACATCAAGAGAGACTGTACGATGGCTTATTCACTCAAGGCGCTATGCATTCCACAAATGCTAGTATACTTAAAGAGGTGGTGAATGATCCATTAAAAAACATAGTAACTCAAAACAATAAAACAGCTTACGTTAACAGTTCACTTGATAAACTAACTAGATACAAAATTAATCTCTATTACGGTTTTCATAGAGGGCTTATGAAGACAGCTGCAGGTGATACCTTCGAAACGTTAGATAAGCCAGAATACAAAGTTAATTTTAAAGAGCTAATGACATCGTACGTGATTCCCTACGTACAGTCTAAGAATTTGGTTGAGGGAGGAAACATTCACTATCCCACTTACGTACCTCTTGGATTTTTCTTCATGATGCTTAATCACTGTTCGTTCCTTTATGACACAACTGACGCGGGAGTAAACATACCCATGTTCTATTTAGATTTCAACCCAGGAAGCAATGTTATGCTGTCTTCAGATTTCATGCTGACTGCAAACCCGTATAAGTTTGTAGTGCCTTTTACAGGAGACATAAATTCTTACAAGAAGCTGTTCGATATAGAGTTGATAGACGAAAAAAACGGTACAATTGGGTTTAAAGAAAATTCTTCAAAAATATGGAATTTAGACTCTGTATCCAATTACATACCAAGTTTTAAGTACAAAGACAACGCTTCTCCTGAAAACACGTACAGGGGAAAAATAATGAACGTGCTTGTGAGCATAGATTACCTGCTTGACGTAATAAAAAGACACTCAACGGTAGACGAAACCAACTCCGTATATTTTAGACCGTTGATAGAAGAACTGCTTTCAGACATGGGAAAGTGCTTAGGAAGCTTTAACATATTCAGGTTGGCTTATGACGATTCTTCTAACTGTTTTTACGTTGTCGACGATCAGACGATACCGGGAGAACAGGTTTACGATGAAATTAAAAACGATAACGAGCTACCGCTTTTCGGAAAAGAATCCATAGCCCGGTCTTTCACAATAACTACTGAAAACAGTAGTAAACTTGGAAGTTCAATGTTTATTGGAGGAAACGCGGACGTTAAAAACCAAACTACCCTTGGAATAGACGCCACTGCGATAGGCGGTTTAAGCCTTTTTGCTGTTGATAGATACAAAAAAGTGGTAACAGCGGCTAACGACAACGAAAAGAACAAAGACGAATCGAAGTCAAAAAACGAACAGAAAGCTACAGCTGCGTCAAGGTTCAACCAAGCCGTAGAGAGCTATTACTACGGTGGTTTGGAATCAGAGAATATGGTCGATCAGTCGGTGAATTACTACATAGAGGCTGTTGCGAAAGCGCGTAACTCTGAGGAAGACGTAAACCTAAGAGCGACAATGCTGTTGCCACTGTCCGTTAACTTTAGCACAGACGGAATGTCAGCTATGGCGATATACCAGTCTTTCACCATAAATGATAGTTTGTTACCCTATTCTTATAAGTACGGGTTGAATCAGAGCGAAACTAGAAAGCTTGGGTTTATCATAACCGGTTTGGAACACACTATCCAAAACAACACATGGACTACAGACGTCAAAGCAAACATGTATTATGTAAAAAGAAAGGGAGCTTATACAACAAAATCAGGAAATCAGACCATAGGAGAGAAGTTTAAAGATTTGCCAGCGGTACTACTATCAGGCACTTCTAACGCTGTTGTAACAGGACCAATCAATTACAGAACTAACTTTGTAGCCTCAAAAGAACAAAAAGCCATTGACGCGAGAAGAATAGCTGAGACATATTACGGAAAACAGTTTACTGACAACGATTGGAATTGTTTAATAGCGGCCTCATACGCAGAATCAGATTACAATGACAGAGAAAAACAATCAGCGTGGTGTGCTGCTGTTATCATTAATAGAGCGAGAATATCAAAAGACACCATATATCAAGAATTAACTAAACAAAACCAGTTTCAATCTGTAACAGGTACAGCTAAAGACGGAAGAAGGCCTAGTGCTAATTATGTAAACGGACCATCAGCAAGCGTAGCTTTTTTAATATACGATGGAATAATAAAATACATGAAAAAGTCAGAGATAGACTATAGGTACACTAGATTTACTTCCAACTTAAATAGCGCTTATGGGCCAGGTACTGACATAGGTTATAAGAAGACTTTAGAAAGTTCTTCTGGTAAAATAGTGGTAGGAAATACAATTTTTGCGTACGGATAAAAAAGATAATATGTCACTAAGATACTATCCATCATTTAGAATAAAACCAAATCTTAACGCAACAGGAAAAGAATTTTTGTTAAATGGTAAACCGTATGTAGGAAAATACTACGAAACATACGACGGTAAATTCTTTTCAGGCCCAAATCCAATATTGGGCCCGAATGAATCCCTATCGCCTAACGTTGGTTATCCAAATGCCCCTGGATTAAAACTTACCGGACTATCAGACTCAGCAAAGATTGCTTTTGCTTCTAAGACAAAGGCTGAGACTAACGATGTGGATACAACAGAACCAACTGGCTACCAACCAAAACCTTTAGAGAGCGATTACACAAAGGGATACTTTTACAGATATTTCGTAAAAAAGATAAACGAGAGAGGTTACGTAAAAGAAATCTCAGAAACCGAGTACAAAAGCATACAGGACGGTTCTGCCACGTACGATGTTTCCTACTACCAAACAGAGAGGATCATGTGGAAGCTAACAGGACCACTAAACACTGTTAGGTTGTCCCAATACGACATAAGAGCTGGTATAACAGACGCAAACAAGAGGATAGTAGAGACAGTAGATCAACGATTCTTGGGGTTGAAGACCTACATCGGAGAAGAGTACGCAAAGTTCTCCAGACCCACCCAATAGATAGTTATTATCGTTTGAGCGTTTATGTTTACATTTGAAAAAAATAAGAGTTATGTACTTCCTCATAGAAACGGAGGAGCAGCTATCAAAGTTACAACCGCGAGACAGTTGCTTTCTTCAAATAATTCCAAACAGCTATAGTTATCATCCAAAGCTGGCAAAAATCTCTTTATACTATTACAGAAGCGGAGATAAAGGCTACGTATTAAGCATAGAGCACAGCGAGTCTTTTCCACTGGATAACAAACTTGTTTTAGATTTCATAAATAAGCACAAAAGGGTTTACGTAGTAGATAAAAAGTATCACATGCACTTCTTGGATCACAATGGCATGGTAGATTTGCAATTCTTAAAACAGGACGCCAAAGATCAAAAAACAGCCATACAATTAGAGTACGAGTCGAAGTATCGTGGATTCTCAGGAATAAACAACATAATACCGTTGGTAAAACACTACGAGCACATGGAGCGGTTGTACAAGCACTACGAAGACTGCTTAAACTCGTCTTATAGCCAAGAAATAGACAAAGTGATAAGTGCGTACAATTACGTAGAGAGTAACCCAATCAAGATAAAAGAACAACAGTTCTTCGAAAAGTTTAAGCTGTTAGAAAACCAAGCGTCTTTATCAAAATCTTTTATTTATAACCAATACAACCTACACAACCAAACTGGTAGGCCAACAAATTCATTCAACGGCGTAAACTTCTTGGCAATTCCAAAGGAGAAAGAACACAGGGATTGCTTCGTACCTGCCAACGACTATTTGCTAGAGTTCGATTTCGACGGCTACCACCTCAGGCTAATAGGTAACGAAGTCGGGTATCATTTCAAAGAAAGCTCAGTACACGAGTATCTTGGTAAGCAGTATTTTAACAAAGACACGCTTACAGAAGAAGAGTACAAAGAATCTAAGACAATAAGCTTTAAAAACCTATATGGTGGCGTACCAGAAGCTTACCAGCACATCGAGTTCTTTCGGGCGATGTCTATATTAGCCAAAAAAATAAGCGAAGGGTGTGCTCCTGGTGAGTCCATGGAGCTACCCACTGGGATAAGTCTTACGAGGGAAGAAGACATGTACGATAGCAAGCTGTTGAACTACTACGTACAGAATCTAGAAACTAAGAGAAACGCTGAGATGATCCTCCAATTGAAAGAGATATTAGAAGGAAAGAAGACAAAACTTGTGTTGATAACTTACGATGCTTTCCTTTTTGACTACTCTGTGTCCGATGGCAAAGAGTTATTGGTGCAAATAAAGGATATACTTGAGCAAGACAACATGGTAGTAAAACACAAACACGGAAAAACATACTTTTTGTAAAAAACAAACATATTTATAAATGTTTAACGAAGAATACAGAATAACACGAGAGATGCTAAAGAACAAGCTTTTTTGCACATTTACCACAGAAGAGGGGCTAAACGAACTGATAGAGTCAATAAACCGTGAATACTCGGTGCTTTACAAAAAGATATTCGTTCTTAGCTCACCAGAATCCTCAGAGCTGATGTGCACCTATAACATAGACTACACGGACGATCAGCCGAGGATAATGAAGAACACCATCTTGGTGCACAGAAAGAAAGAGACCAACACGCTATACACAATCAATTCTCTTAACGCTCTAATAATGAGCTTGAACGGTGGAGTCCTTGATAACAAATACCCCGTTAACTGGCATGATTACAAAAACTCAATACTGCTGGTGCAAGACTCCAAATTTCGGAAACTAAACACCGAAATTAAAAAAATCGTGAACTTGTAAAATAAAATTTTCCCCTCTCGATTTTTTTCTGTATATTTGTTTCTTATCAAACAGTATATATACTATGGACATTAACATGCTAAGACAAAGACTACAATCTTTGCAAAATCCAAAAGGCGGTTCCAAGGGTGAGTTACAAAAAACCCTTTGGTCCCCAACAGTAGGTAAGCATTCTGTGAGAGTGCTACCATCGGCTTACAACAAGTCAAACCCATTCAAAGAGCTCTATTTCCACTACGAGATTGGAAACAAGACAATGATCGCTCTGACAAACTTCGGAGAAAAAGATCCAATCGTAGAGTTCGCACAGGGTCTTAGAAAGTCTTCAAACCGTGAGGACTGGCAACTAGCCAAGAAGCTTGAACCCAAGATGCGCGTTTTCGTACCCGTTATTGTTAGGGGCGAAGAAGACAAGGGCGTTATGCTTTGGGGCTTCGGTAAACAAATCTTCATGGATCTTTTATCAATCGCTGAAGACGAGGACGTGGGAGACTACACAGATCCTTTACAGGGAAGAGACATCACGATCGAGACGTTAGGTAAGGAGTCAACTGGTTTGACTTACAACAAATCTACCATTCGCGTGAGAACAAAAGTCACACCTTTGTCAGAGAACGCAGATCAAGTTAAAAAGTGGATGACAGAACAGCCAGATCCCACTGCGCAATTTAAGCGATACGGATACGACGACATGAAAGCTGCTTTGTTGGGCTATCTAAACCCAGAGAGCGAAGAGGAAGAAACAGAAGAAACACCCGCCGCTCCAGTAGAAACTCCAAAGTTTTCTTTGAATACGGCTAAACCAAGCGTCGATTCTCGTATCGATGACATTTTCAACTTCTAAAAAAAAGCCCCTCCCAGAGGGGCATTTTAATCTAATATGGCAAAAGAAAAAAAACAAAGTCTGAACGGTGCTATATCCACTGCGGTTAAGGGAGGATTCAACTTAGAGAATTTTAAAAAGAAAAAGAACCTTAGCACTACATCAGTAAAGTTCAAAGATGACAGGTGGATACCATTATCGAAAGCTTTCCAAGAAGCCTTACAGATCCCGGGTCTACCAATGGGTCACATAAGTTTGCTTCGCGGTCACTCAGATACTGGTAAAACCACAGCGTTGTTGGAAGCAGCTGTGTCCTGTCAAAAGATGGGCATACTTCCAGTTTTTATCATCACAGAGATGAAGTGGTCTTGGGAGCACGCAAGGCTCATGGGACTGGAATTTAATGAGGTTGCCAACGAAGACGGTGTAGTTTGCGATTACGACGGATTCTTTATATTTGTTGACCGGGAAAAGTTACAGTGCATTGAGGACGTAGCTTCTTTCATGGCGGATATACTAGACGAACAGAAGAAAGGTAATTTGCCTTACGACATTTGTTTCTTCTGGGACTCTGTAGGTTCCATCCCCTGTAGAATGTCTATCGAAAAGTCAACAAACAACAACGAATGGGCCGCAG